GACACTATGTTTCTGTTACAGACGGGAACTTTGACACACACTTTGACGAGGATAACGTACACGGGCAATGCAAGAAATGCAATAACCCGAAGTGGACACCTGATGCAAGTATTCCATTCCGCAGAAAACTTACCGAACGTATTAGTGCAAAGAAATTAAAAGAGCTAGAGGATATACGCATAGGGAAGCGATTGAGCAAACACGGAGAGCCACACCAGAAGGAATATGAACGTTTATGCGAAGTATACTTTGAAAAATATAACAGTCTATAAACAGGTTGTTGAAATGTAAAAAACAGGATATAATAGGTATATATGAAAATTAGACCCTATGAAAAAAGAACCAAAAAAACAGAAAAGCAGTGTAAAAAGCAGTGTAAAGGCAAAAAACACTAAAAAAAAGCCAGAAAAGAAACTGGGGTATTTGGCCGATCACCAATTTAAAAAAGGAAAGTCTGGCAATCCAAAAGGCCGACCAAAAGGACTCAAGAACTACAAGACTCTACTAGAGGAAACAATGATTGAAGTAGCTATAGAGAACGAGTGGTTTGACGAGGACGGGAAACCTGACAAGGCTAGAGTAATGCGAATGATAATGAAAAAGCAGATTGATAAGTCTTTAGATGGAAGTGTAAAGCATATGGCCGATATGTATGACCGTGCATACGGTAAGGCCCGAACCAATATCCAGGCAGAAGTTAAGATGGTCGGTAGTGCAGAGCTAGATGCTAGGCGTAAGTCTCTACGTGGGATGATGGCTAACTGGACCGAGGAGGATAAAGAATAAAAACTTATGAACAAAATCAGAGAATACATCGATAGTTATAAAGGCGATATCTTGTCGGATGAGGCAAGGATAGATCGGATGGCATTAACATCGGAGTCTTTTTTGGGTTATCTGTTCATATACCATAGCGAGGAGTTCCCTCTACCGCCTGCGGACTTTCACATAGACCTGGTGCGCGACCTGGAGGGAGTAAAGAAGTTTATAGCTGTCATGGCTTATCGTGGTAGTGCTAAGTCTACTATCCTGGAGAAGTATGCGGAGTGGATATTAGTTACTCTAAGAAGTAAGTTCACAGTGTGGATTGGTGCTACAAGTGACGATGCAAAAGAAAGTGTGGCTAACATTATTGCTAGTATTGAGGATAACGACCTGGTATGTAGCGACTACGATATTGTGCCACGTTCATCTACCAGGGGTATTGCTGACAAGTGGAGTGAGGGCCAAATCTCCGTTAATGGTGCGACTATCATTGCGCGTTCACGTATGCAGAAGCTTCGTGGTCGTAAGTATAAAAACCAACGTATCAACGTTATTATTGTCGACGACCTCGAGGACTTAGATGCAGTAAAGACTCTAGAGAAGCGCAAGAAGACACGTGTATGGTTCTATAGTGAGGTTATCAACGCCATGAAACAGGGTGTACTAGGTAAAGATATCCGTATGGTAATGCTTGGCAACTTAGTGCATAAAGATTGCTTGATCGCCAACCTAATGAAAGATGATGACGTACAGGGATACAAAGTGCCTATTGTTGACGACGAAGGTAACATCTCCTGGCCAGCTATGTATCCAACTATGGATGACGTAGACGCCCAGAAAAAGATTGCCATGCTCGCAGGTAAAGGTCTAGGTGCTATTATTTGGGCCAGAGAGTATATGCTCAAACTTGTAGAGGAGGACGACCAGGTTATCAAATCTGATGACTTGCACTACTATGACGACAACTGGCTACAACGTAAGAAACTACGAGGAGGTGTTGGTGTGGACCTCGCTATCTCTAAAAAGGAAACAGCCGACTATACCGCCATGACTAAGATGGTGGAGGTAGAGAACGATTACGGAGAGAAACGGTACTTGGTACTCAAGAACAACATTAAAGCTCGCCTGGGGCTATCTGAGACCGTTGGAGAGGCTAAAATGATACAAGCTATGATGCCTGAATCAACTATATTCTATGTCGAGCAGGTTATGTACCAGCAGGCCGCGATTGAGATGTTCCAAAAGAAAGGACTGATTACAATCGGTATGACCGTATCAAAAGACAAGCGCGCACGACTCATGGCAATAGCTCCATACATCGAGAGTGGCATCGTTCTCTTTCCTAAAGATGGCGCAGATGATATAATAGAAGAGTTGCTAGGCTTTGGAATCGAGGAACACGACGACCAGGTAGATAGTCTAGTCCATGTTATAGATGGTATGCTTAATAAGACACAGCAAACTATAGTTAGTGCTTAATAAAATATGTTTGATAAAATACTCAATCCATTAAAAAAATTCTTTGTACAAGGCGAGGGCATCTCTACGCCTTCTTTAGTTTCTGCTAATTCTATTATGCAGACCGTATCTGATAGTGTAGAGGACAGCTACTCTCTATCGCAGTTCTCTAAGTCATTGTATCTATTCGCAGGGCTCAGTAAGATTACAACGGTAATATCAGGTATCGAGTTTCACATGCTCAAGATTTTAAATACACAAGGAGAAACAGAGCGAATAGAAAACCACGACTTCTTAGATATCCTCTACAAACCTAATTCATATCAAACAAAAAACGAGTTCCTGGAAACTTTCGCTATCCATATGAAGCTATCGGGAGAAGCGTTTATTAAACTACTACGAGATGATGGGGGAAATCTTATTGGGTGGATTAATGTACGTCCTGATATTGTTGATGTAGAGATTAAGAAAACAGATAATGAAATAATGGAGTTAGTCTATACCGTACATAAAGGGAACGGGCAAATGGAAACATACACTACAAAGGACATGATACATATCAAGTTCGCTGACCCTACTAATCCATTACGAGGGGCAGGAGTATTGAAGCCTATACTATCACGACTAACCGCAGAGCAAAAAGCTAACCAATTGCAGAACACTGTATTTGAAAACAACGGACGACCAGATGCGTTGATCTATGTTAAGGGCCTTACTCAAAAAACACAGGCAGAGGATATTAAGAAATCATTTTTTAATAGTTTCTCAGGTAAGAACAAGGACAAGCGTACAGCAGTACTAGGTAGCGCAGACGATTTCAAATATGAACAGCTTTCATTCTCTCAAAAGGAGATGGACTTTATCGAGAGTATGAAATTCCTACGGGATGATATTGCATTGGCCCTGGGAGTACCTAAGTCTTTGATGACATCGGACGATGTAAACCTAGCAAACGCAGAATCTGGGATGAAGCAGTTCATGAAGTTCACCATTGAACCATTGGCGCGCCTATTTAAAGAGTCATTGAACCAGTACATCCTACTTGATGAATATAACGATACTCTAATACTAGAACACGAGGATTTGATAGAGGATGATAGAAAAATGCTCATGGAGGAATTGACTGCTGGTATTGATAAGTGGATTACTATCAACGAAGCACGAACACGTATGGGCCTAGACCCTGTAGATGGAGGAGACAGCCTATATAGACAGTTTGGTGTTATCGATGTTACCAACAATACACCGACTCGAGTAGAGAATGTATTTAAAGGACGTAACTGGCTATTCAAAAAAATGCAGGAGAACGAACGAATCGAGGCAAAGGCTATCGAGATATTAACACGCAAAAGAAAAAAGGAATTTTTGACTGTACCTACAGCGAAGTATAAGAACACATACATAAAGGCTATGAACAGCGTGACTGATTCGAACATAGCGTATATGAAGCGCGAGACTGTTAAGTATTTCAAAGAGCAAAAGGCCCGAGTACAAGAAGCTATTGAGAATACACCAGACACCGAGCCTTTGAACCTGAGTGTTATCTTTGATGTAGAGAAGGAGCTGAAGCAGACAAAGAACCTAGCAAGGCAAACATACCCACTCATGGCCCTACGGAGCGGAAACACAGGCCTAGAGCCTGTCAAAGCCTTTCACAAGGTGGATGCGTTTACTATATCACCAGAGCTTATGAAAATTATTGAGGCACGGGCGATATTCTTTGCAGAGCATGTTGTTGGCGTAACGTATTCAATGATTGGACAGATTATGGCAGAGGGATTACAGGAGGGATACGGACGAGATGTACAAGCGCGCAACATCTACAATTCATTTGATGACATGACCCGAGTACGAGCGAAACGAATCGCACAGACCGAGGGAACGAACATGAGCAACACAGGATTGAACCAGGCGTTCAGCGAGAGTGAAGTCGTTACAGGCAAGATGTGGTTGACTGTTGGAGATGGGAAGGTAAGAGACGAACACCTGGCCAACGAAGCTCAAGGGCCTATAGATAAGGACATCGCATTCAGCTCAACGGAACACTACCCAGCAGAAAAGAGCGTTAACTGTCGGTGCGTGATTGCCCCAGTTGTTAGATAATGATATAATATACACTATGGATAAACATTTTTTACACGCATTCACTAAAGCTGACTCCATTGATGAAAATAACTTCACAATGGACTTTGTAATGACTGCGGAAGTTGAAGACCGACACGGAGATATCGTAGACATCGCAAGCATGAAGTTTGTGGACTTTATGAAGAATCCAGTTGTACTACCTAGTCACGACCATTCTGCTAAAGCAGTAGCTAAAGTTGAAAAGATGTGGATAGAGGAGAACGACGGTGTGAAAGTGTTGATCGGGCGTTTTAAATTTGCGGTTGAGGAATACGACCTCGCAAAGACTTATTGGAATCTCTACAAGGGAGGCTACATGAACGCTGTATCTATTGGGTTTATTCCCGAAAGCATGGAGATGGGAGAGGATGGTGTTACGCGCCTTATCGGTAGCGCACTATTAGAAGTATCGTTTGTATCTATTCCTGCTAACCAGTTAGCTCTAGCGAAAGCAAAAGGCATTGATGTAAAACAAATGGCAAAGGAGATGGTAAAAAGCGAGCTTATCTCATTGAAAGACTTGATTGAAGACGATGAAGAAGAAAAGGAAGTTGCTGAAACCGAGGAGGCTGTTACTCCTGGCGAGAAAGAGGAAGACACGGAGGAGGTAGTAGATGAGCCTGAACCAACACCAGAGGAAGCCGAGGCAGAAGCTAAACGTTTGAAAGATATTACAGTAAGACGTCTACTCAATAAAACTATACGCGCACTAAAGAAATAATTTAAAAAAAGTCGGAGATAAAACTACACCCCTGCAACGGGCTCCTGCGAAAGCATATTATTAGATTATTAGAATAATTTATTTAAAATATGAAATTTAAATTCAAATTGATTGGGGAAGACAAGTTTCTTGTTGACTCAAAGGGGGCATTCATTAAGGATGCAGAAGGAGAGAACATCATTGCACCGAAAGATGCAGAGGAGTTTGTAGAAGACCCGAAGAAAGAAGATGAGGAAGATTCAGAAGAAGTGAAGGAGCTAAAGTCTTTCATTAATGAAGTAGCTACAAAGAATGCACAAGATGCAATCAAAGAGCTAGACCTTAAGGGAGCTATGGCTAAGTCTACTAAAGAGGCTCTTATGACTGTCTTTAAGGCTAATCAAAAGAAGGAAACTTCACTTGATACCGAGGCTACTCTAAAATCTCTATCAGAAGTTAAAGCTGGAAAGCGAAAGACTCTTGAGATCGAGGTAAAGGAGTTGTCAGAACTTAACGGTCTTACAGGAGAAGTGATCGAGGAAGACCGAAAGGCTGGAATCACACGTGACCCAGTTCGAGCAATCTTCATGGAAGACCTGGCTACATCAGAAGGAACTAACTCTAACAAGGTAACTTGGGTAGAGGTTATAACTGAAACAGGCGTACCAGCTACTACAGCTGAACTTGCAACATTTGCAGAAAAGGATTACACATTTGGTGTATTCTCAGCTGACGTTGTAAAGGTAACCGTTATGTCTAAGGCATCTAACGAAATCCTAGAAGATGCACCACAATTGGTATCATTTGTACGTTCATCTTTGATTGAAGACCTAAACCTAAAGGTAGACGAGAAATTGCTATCAGGTACAGGTGTATCAGACATCACAGGAGTACTTGTTACTGCACCTGCATTCACAGGAGGCGCACTAGCAGGAACTTTGACAGCAGGAACAGCTACTAAGGTAGACGTACTTCGTACAGCTATCATGGAAATTGTTGTTGCAGGTAAAGGAAAATTCCGTGCGACTGAAATCGTATTGAGTCCTGTAGATGCTACAGCTCTAGACCTTGAAAAAGGAACAGACGGACACTACATCATGCCTCCATTCGCGAGTGCTGACCGTAGCGTGATCAAGGGAGTATCTGTTATGGAAAATACAGGCATCACTCCTGGTACATTCCTAGTTGGAGACTTCACTAAGTTGCATGTTGCTAACCGACGTGGACTATCTCTACAGGTTGCTACTGAGAACCAAGATGACTTTGAAAAGGATATGATTACAATGCGACTTTCACGTCGACTTGCTTCATACATCCGAACAAACGAAATTGGAGCATTTGTGCAAGGAGACTTTGCGTCTGCTATCACAGCATTGGAAGTATAATAACCTCCAATGACCCTTTGGAACTACGGGGAGGGGAATATCTCCCTTCTCCGTTTTCCTTTTATGGGGTAATTATTAGAAATTAACATATAAATTATATGCAATTATCAAGAGTACTAACAACAGGACTTGTTGTAATAAGTGCAGGGACAACTTGGACACCTAGCTCGCCTATCGACACGCTCGACCAAGGAGGAGAGGGGTCAAACGGACTGCCTATTACAATTTCCGCGAGCAATGTAGACATAGCATTTGACGTTGTCGTAAACGGACAAGATGAATTGGCAACACCTATCTCTGACACGATAACCGTTGAGGGAAATGGTAGCGTACAAACGGCTATCAACTTTGCTCAAGTTACTTCAATCGAAATTCAGGACTATGCAGGAGAAGGTGTGCCTGCGCCAGAGCTTACTGTATCCACAATCGACACAAACACACCGCCACTCAACCCACTTGGGATTGAGGGATTTAGCCCGACAGTGCAGACGACTGGATTACTTTCAGGAGACGCAACTTACCCGATGGCATTTCCAGCATACGATGAGCCTTTGGTGGCACTTGGACTTAGCAAGAATGTACACGCAGTTGTTGTAGCTGAACCTGGGGCGACTGGGACAGTTGTTATAAACTGGACTGAATACAATCTTACAACTCAGCAAACTGTCATCAGCATTGATGAAAACTACGCAGAACACCGAAAAGAAATGGGAGGGACAAGCGGATTACTATCAATCCAAAGTGTAGAACTACAAGGAACAACAGGACAGGTTACTGTAAACTTTGAGGAGATTATTGCTAACCAAACCGACGAACTTAGCTCATTAGTGATTGCTGACTTCACACGAAGTTTTGCAACAGAGGATTACCTTGTTGAAGCTGAGAGCCTTGAACATTCGATTGACTTGGGGCGACACCCAGAAGTATTCTTTAAAGTAGGAGAATTGGAAGACATCGACGGGTGTTACGGGATTACATTTGACGTAAACTACAATACAGAAAACGGAGGAGGCTCACAAAACCAAAGTATGCAACTAAATGGAAACATTGATATTGCACAGCTCGACAACATTGGTATTGCAAACTTTTCCGTTACGAACATTCAGACAATGGGGGAAACACCATTTAACGGGAACCTTGGAGTTATAATATCTTATCCAGAATCAGTTACACCATCTAGCTATGATTCAAAGGCAGGGCAGGTAATAATGAACAACGCAAACACCACACTTTGCGTAATCATGGAGGACACAGAAAACGACACTCTATACCGATGTCTTGGTTGGTTGGACGCGTCAGGAGGAGTAGAAGTCAGTGAAGTAATTCTAATGGCACTAAAAAATTCAGGGTACAATGTATCTATTCCAAAGTCAGAAGTAGACAGCAATCCAGACTTATCTATTGAGGACATCTTTGGAGAATAGTGGTAACATTAAAGTATTATTAGACTAGCTTAAAACACACTATGGCTTATACATTCAAAAAAGGAGACGTTGTTGTTAACGGTTCAGGTACTTATGCAAAGATTGTGAAAACAATCGGAGAGATAAATGTTTGTATCGGATGGGCAAATAGTATTAACGACCTGGAGAAGATGGGAGATTTGAAGATTGCTCCGTCAGTAAGATTCAACGCATATTCTGCGAAAGTTAATAAGATTGTACCAGTAAACAAGAAGGCCTCTGATAAGGATGAAACAACTGATCAAACTAAGGATGAAGACGAAGTAGAAACCAACGAAGATGTAGAGGATACAACCGATACAGATGAGGAGGTAGAAGACTTGTCGGATTTCAACGTTAAACAGTTGCGAGGAATCGCAGAAGCAAAGGGCATTGACCACAAGGGCTTGAAAAGGGCTGGACTGATCAAAGCACTAGAAACTGCTAAGTAATTGTCTTACTACTCTGGCCCCTTATCGGGCTAGAGATAGCAAGGTAATCTAAAAAATGTTAAAATAGAGATATGTATACAACACTTACAAAAGTTAGACTGTCATCAAACACTACTCAAGGAGATATTGAGATAGAAGCTATTATTGCTGACGTATCAGCCTACATGGATAATTATTGTGGTTACAAGCTTGGTTATGATGAGCAAGAGGATGAACCTACCGATCTATTATTTGATGGAAGCGGAACTGAGGATGTTATCCTGGGCCTTTCTGTCGTGGGATACGATGACGTGGAACAGAACAGTGTTATTATAACGGACGACACTATCGCCTACCCACTCAATAAACCATTTACGACATCACTAGGACATAAGACAGGTAACTTCACGGACACAAGGGCTGGTATTACCCTCGTGAACGCAAAGGAAGGCCGTTACACGGTAGATTGGATGCAGAGTGGGCATAATCTACCACTAGACCTACAGATAGCCTGTAATGCCCTTGTAGTGAATATCATTGAAACACAGGATGGAGGTACTACTAGCGCCAGCGGAGAGATTAAATCAGAAAAGATTGGAGACTACACCGTAACCTATCAGGACGAGTCAGTAGCAGGAGGCGGTAAAAAGAGTGACGAGATTGTAGCCTTTGAGGTAATCGAGAGCTACAGACACAAACTAATCGTATAATATTATGCCTTTTTCATCACTATTAAACAAAACAGCAGATGTACAGGTTAAGTCTTTCTTTACAGAGGCAAATGGTGAGAGAACGGAGACATGGCTTGCGCTAGATACTCATCCAACCAGGCTTACAAAGAATGGAAGTGCCAAAGTAGTCGAGGGTGTGTATAAAGTCACCACCGATGATTTTTTGTTTTTCTTTGATCCAGGCGTGGATATAGAACGAGAGTATAGAATTGTTTGTGATGGCCTCACATACAACGTAATTGCCGTCTACAGGGCCAACGACAGCGATAATGAACATCATGTTCAGGTGTATGCTAGTCGTCAAGACAATGGCTAAAAGCAATGTAACAAAAAGACTCAGAGGCAAGGATGCAGAGAGAGAAATACTAAAAGCTCTAGCAAGGGGCCAGCAAGCTATGGGATTCCAAATGCAGGCAGAGATTGTTAAGGGATTCACAAGCTATAACAATCCTAGGCCCCCTATAGATAGCGGACAGTTGCGCCAGAGTGTACAATATAAAACAAAGGGAAGCCTAAAAGGAGAGATAGAGGTTAGTAAAGATTATGCTGTTTATGTTGAGTTTGGTACATCTAAAATGCCACCACGTCCATTCCTTAGAGATGGTATTAGAAAAGGAGAGGAGCCAGCAGGTAAAAAATTGATTGCAGAATTAGATAAAATAAAAGACTTAGTATGATTGGAGAATATATATACAAAACATTAAAGAACGCTATACCTACCTTATCAGACGGAGGAGGTGGCTTTCATATATACCCATTGGCAATGAATGAGGGAATAGATATGAACACTATCAGCAGGGCCGTTACATACACAAACCTTTCAACTACTATTGTGTATAACCTTACTGGAGTGCGTGTACAAATAACTTGTATCGCTAACACCTACGGAGACAGTGAGGCTTTGAGCTATGAGGTAGTGAGTGCATTTGCAAACAAAAGATACAGTACGCCAGGCGACCCTATGTCTACAAATGTCGAAGGGAGGATTGATATAGGAAAAGATACAGAGAGTAGCAAGTATCTCTCAACCGTTGATATACATATTAAAACAGCACAGCTGATTGTGTAGAAATTACCACCGTGGTATAATAGAGGGTATGGCTAAGAAAAAAACAAGCCAATATAAAGTTGAAGTCCTATCAGGGTGTTACATTGACGGAGTGTATTATCCTGTGGGCAAAAAAGTGAAAGTCTCACAAGATTT